TTCTTCATTTGGATAGAGAGTCAAAGTCCAATCTTCAACTCCCATTTGGTCGAGCATTCTTGGGAATAGTTCACGCGAGTACAATTTTTGACCGGACTCGACAGCGCGGTTTGTAACAAGAATTTGCATACCTTCATTATTAAGTCCACCGGATTTGCCGGAATCCATCATAAAAACATTTGACACTCCGTAAAAAGCCGCTATACGCATTCGGATTTCATCGCGAACTTGTGCGTATTGCATCTCATCAAGACTGTCCATGAAACGAACAAACTCGACTTTACCGCGCCCCGATGCTGATTCAACACCGACTTTCGGAATGTAGTGAGGGTCGCGTTCCATTTTTTCTTCCGCACCTTTCCAAAAAGCCGCTGTTGATTGTATATTATCAGTAGTGATGGCTAATATACCTCTAGGTATTCTTCTCTTTTGATACGCGAGATAAATATAATTATCCATTGCTGTAAGAGATTGCGCTTGTCGCCACATACTAGCGACAGGAGAACGCCCGTACAACTTAGACGGATTGAACTTAGACAAGTGTAACACTTCTCCTTCAAGATAGTATTGAGTTTTACCACTCCCTGCTGTGTTGATGTATTGGACATCTTGTAGAGGTAGTGAACATACATCGCATTTTTTATGGTCGCCGTTATGTGGATATGTCTTATCACGATGAACAGGACATAGTAGGTATCTACCTCCGCGCTTACCCGCTTTGTCTGCTACAATACGCATAAATGTCGGGTCACCACGGACTAACTCTTTGATACGGAAAAATTCTATTTCGCCGCTATCGGGGTCGATAAAATATTCTTTAATAAGTAATAAAAACGCGTCGTCTACAATATCTAAATCCCACTCTATCTCTTTCATAACTTCTATGAAAGATTGGTCCATGCTGTTACGCTGTTTCATTAACCAACGCGGGTAGATAACTTGGTTAGCATCGGGGCTATCGAATCCATCATTCCCACATATACGGCACTCGTCAACAGTATCATGCTGATACTCTTCACCGCAATTAGTGCATTTCTTATGAAATTTTTTCTCCCAATAATAACCGCGTCTAAATATCTCTTGACATAAAGTATTGATAGTTGTTCTCAGTATTATAGATTCTTGAACCGTAGCGTACAAAGCGGGTATAGACACACCTTGTACTAATACAGGTTCTTGAATACCACTTTTCCAAAGCGGCATTATAGGTTCGGGGGTTGTTCTTCTACGGAATGGGCTAGTCAATGTTGATAAAAACCGACCGACCAATCCTTTTTCTTCTGCCATCATATCATCTCCACAAGTCGGTTAGCGTCGTCAACTAGACGCAGGGTTTCGCCGTCCCGACTAAACATTGCTAGAACTCCCGCTTCATCAATGTTCCACTCCTTCAGCAACTCTTCGCGTTTGTCCGGCACATCTTTCCAATTCAACCATTTGACGATACGGAATAAATCATCTCGTCTTGATTTGATAATGTCGGTTTTACGACCGCGCAAATCAAGCAACTCAAGTACAGCGCTCGCTTGCCCTTTCTTCATGCGAAGATGCGGTCGAATGCCTTTCATCAATTTCCTTAAGTGGTCTTCACTATAAAACTGTAATCTATGTTGTGTTCGTCTACTGTTCTTATGTATTTTCAAATCAGTTTGAAGCACGCCGCAACCAAGTGCTTTATGCAATTGCTCACAGTGCATCTTTCCTCGTTCACCGGTAGCGATGAAACCCGCTCTAGGTTCTAACCTTTTTGTAATAGTGATATAACCGTCAGCGTCTAGGAAACCTGCGGCGTAAGCCCACACATCTTTGAAAATAACTGTATCGTTACGGACAAGTCCCCAACCGACGCCTACTTTTTCTATATCATATTCAACGCCATGCATTTTCATCAGCGTCGCTAACTTTTGTGTAGTCAATTGTTTGACTCCATTCATGCCATTGAATATTTCTTTAGCAGGCAATGGCCCCCTCTCTTCCAACACATTTACTGCTTTGGTCAACCATATTGCTTCGGTTTTCTTTATGCTATCAACGGAGTGAAGCGCGCCTCTCCATTCTTTTTTAGAATCTTTTTTTAATTGCTGAGCATTGACCCACAATTCTCTTTGGTCATCATTGAAATCACCATCAATCAATAATAATTTACTAATAATGTCATTGGCCTTTTCCCATTGAACGCAAGCGCGACGAAGAGCAAACTCACGGTTTCGACCATGCTTACGAAGTGCTTGTAAATCACGGTCACTGATTCCTAAAGATTTAACAGTTGATTCGTGCTTACCAATCCATTCTAAAGAAGCAAGAGTTGCTTCAACTTCTTGCTTTTTGGCGATTCGTATAGCGTAAATGGCTTCATCAATAGCATCTTTCATACCTTTATGTTCGCGTCTAGCCATTCTCAAATCTTTGACTAACGATTCAGCGCCTCGACCAAACATAGATTGAAACCAACCACCATCGGGCATTTTAGCGACAAGTTGCTGTTTGACTTTCATAGCCATTTCTTTTTCTTTTTCATTTTCTTCTATTTCATTAGGTCTAGCAGGGACAGGATTTGCGTTAGCCTCACCTTGTCCTTGTGAAACAGGTTTAGGGGCGTCACCAAAACTAGCACCTTGTATTGAGTTTTTAATTAGAGGGTGTGAAAGTAACATAGATTCTATGTCTAATAAATCAATTATCGTCAACTTTCATCGCCTCCGGTTTGCCTGCTTTAATCCAACATTTTTTACAAAATCCAAATGGTTGCGGGTCATCTGTCGCGTAACACCACCCGCAATACTTATCCATTTTAACAATTCCACCTTGCCAACGCTGCACCTTTCGGTGTTTTTTTACCACCTTTACTGGTCGGTCCTTTAACACCACTCATGCGAGCGCAGAATGATTTACGACGACCCGCGGCTTTACCACCGGGTTTAAGTGAACTTGGTTTCTTTGTTACCGGTCGTTTCAAGTTAGCGCCTGTTTTACGCTTTGCTGCGGCTCGACCTTTAGCGTTTAATCCACCTGTCTTGGCATGTTTGTTAGGGTTGTACCCATGAAATGGTTTGCTCTTTTTCTTTGCTTTTAACACAGAACTTGCTATCTTAAACGGTGAGCAACAATTGCAGAACGATACTTCTTTCGATATGTCATCATCATTCATCATTGCTAATTCTTCTGCTGTTATTGGTTCATGCATTATGTATTCGTAGTTCATCTTCACCACCGTAGGCTTACCGCCCACTCCTTGTTTTTTACTGCGCTTTCGTTTTGTAGCCGCGCGCTTTTGACCCGACGACATTGAGCCACTAGTCTTTGGAGTTTTACTTGATACCTTGACGGAGGGGCGACATTTAGGATAACCCTTACTTCCTTTCTTAGCCTTTGACCTACCGCAAGGGGGATGCTTACCATCTTTGCCTGTGCGCGATACATCTACCCACTTCTCCTTAAACCAACGATTCAAGTTTTTCTCAACTGTCATACCACGCGCACCATCTTTTTCAAAGTAGTTTTTTGTTTATCCATCAAAGCGTAGCATGGACATTTAGGAGATTTAGCAGAACATTGATTCCCTTGAACCATGCAAACGCAGGGTGTTTTCTTTGTTCCACCACAACAGCATTTGTCTTTTTTGAGTTTCATTTTTTCTTCCCCTTCTTCTTTTTACCTTTGAATTTACCGCGACAGTATTGAACTGCCCATCCGTTAGCATACGCGCTTGGGTAAACTTTGAATTTACGCTTTGCCGCGGCTTTACCTGCCGGACACAATTTCTTTTCAAGATAGCCAAACGCGGCATCCGTTCCTACGCAAAATTCACAATTACAATCAGTCATTATTGACCACCTCGGCAAATAGGGCAAGGGTCGCCCTCATCAATAGTTCCTCTCCCTTGACAAGCAGGGCAATTAGTATCACCGCTTGGAGTTTGTGTCATGAAACCTTGAAGAAATTGTTGCATTTCGCGCTCTTCTTCGAGGTTCAAAGGTTGACTTAAATCTTTTACAGGTTCGCAACGATGATTATTTAATCCAGTTTCACCATAAAAATAACGATTACATTTAGGGCATTGCACTTTGCGCCCACCGCGACCCTCATCACCGATAGGGGTATTTTTCAAGAGATGCCACCAATCGCTCAATCTAACAACCCCTCCATTATTTCATCTAAGTCCACGATTCGTTCACGGAACTCCGTGGTAGCCCAATGAGCCAATGCGAGAGCGATAGCAAAATCGTCATGGCGACCAATGCTGTCCAACTTACCTTTTTTCGACATACCGAACATCATTAGTTCGCGTTCTAATTCACTCATCATTGTTCGCGAACGGTCGTCGCCCCAAGGCAATCGCATTTGCTCGTTCTCAAAGCGCAATACCAAACCCATAAGAAGTGACTCACGGCGTTGGCGTGTGGAAATAAATGTCTTGATAGGAAGGTCTGTGTCTGCGCGTAGTTCAGTAGCGAAGACACGCTGAAAGTTGTTCGCTTCAAGTTCAATCACATCGGGGTTAAACTTAGCGTTAAGTCGTTGTATCTCCGTAATTTGCGTGCGGAAATCCATATTTTTACGACGAACTGCATGAACTAATTCAAGCAGTTCGGGATTAGTTGATGGGCGACGAAGTACAACCATAACAGTGTAGTCAGCCGCTCGGTCGCTAGAAATAGCAGGGTCCCAACCGATAAAGTATTGGTCGTCCGGGTCACCTGTTTCGCGATTAATCAATTTAAGAGTATTATCTTTAGCGGCTTGTAATACTGTTGAAGGGAATAAACTAGATACATCGTCCATTGGTTCGCAAAGATATTCTCTAGCAAATGCAATCGCAGGCATATCAGCACGACGCGCATCTAGTGAATCTAAATCCCACCGCTCCGGCCATAGCGCAACTCCCTGCGCGTTGATAGCAGGGTATGTTTCAACAAGATAACCGTCCCGACTTTCAAGTTCTGTGTAAAGGTCAGTTGGAGTGAATGGTGTCCCGACTATCATTAGTTTAGATGTGTGGTGGAGTGTCGGGACAAGAACTTCGTAAAACCATGAAGCGACGCGAGCAAGTTCTGTGTCAGTTGTTCCCCACAGAATGTCGTCGCATAGAATAAGGTCGGGGTGTATACCACGAATAGCACCACCAACAGACTTCGCGCTAATGTTAGAACCGTTACTAAAACCAAAAAATGTTTTAGACCATGAATCGGCTTTTTTCATTTTAGCAAGAAACGGTACACCGTCAATCAAATCATTAAGTGTACGCATGTGATGTATGGACTGATGTAGGCTGTGCGAGATTAGTACGGCCTTTGTCTTAGGGTTGAATGCTGTCTTCCATAGCATGTAGCCAAGGAATAGAGTCGATTTACCATGGTCACGCGCTGCTTTGACACAGTATCGTTTGCGCTGTTCTAAGTTGTTGTACCATCTTTCGTGATGATGTGAAAGTTGAAACCCTAATATCTGCTCAAAGAAGAATTTGAAGTCGCGCTTCGCTACTTCAAAGTCTATTTCTTCAATGGCTTCGAGGGAAATCGCTTGCACTCAATCACCTAACTTCCAACCTTTTTAAGAGTGCATCCCATTGCGAATCTAACCTGTCTTCGGATAGCATAACTCTATTACCTTTCGGTCTAGCCGGAACCTTGTTCTTTGTGTCTTGCACTTTCTTACTTGCTTCCGCGTCGCCTTGTTGTGCATCCTCGATTATTTCTTCCGCTTCCTGTTGGTCTTCTGCGTGACCTAGTTGAACCATCTCTATACCAAGAGATTGTAGCATATTAGACGCGGCTTGTCCTTGCGCTCCTTTAGGGAATGAGTCCGGTTTGAATTCTTCTTCATTCGCATGAATCCTAGCCATTTGCCTTCTTCTATCTTTTGAAGCATACTCTTGACCGGCATCTTCGGCACCGTAATGACTTGCTATATTCTCACCGTAGTATTTCAACTGCTCACTAGGTGTCATCGGAGCCATATCTTGCCCGGTAAAAGTTCCGGTAGTCGAGTTGTTATCAGCAGTAGTCGGAGCCATACCTTCTAGTGTTGGCTCTTCCGGTGCTGCTGCTGTTGGTACAGGTGACGGCGCTTCCGGCTCTTTCGTAGTCGGAGCGATACCTTCTAGTGTTGGTTCTTCCGGTTTAGCGTCAGTCATGGAACTAGTATTTGCTTCCGGCGATGCCTCAGTCATTTGCTCTTCTACTGCGGCGGTTGTTTCTTCCGTTCCACCTTGAGGTCGTTGACCCATACCTAACGCGCCTAATTCATTTTGAGTTTGGGTATTATCTCTTGCATCTCTACCCATTTGTAACGCTCTTCCTATGGTGCGTTTACGCGGCTTTTGTAAGTCTGTGTTAAGACTCTCGGATTCAGCCCGCATAGACTGTTGCACATTTTTACCTTCTTCGGGGTTTATGTTGAAATTTTTGCCGTATCTACTGGTTAAATCTTGAATTGCATTTCTTCTACTTTCACCACTAATAGGAGAATTTTCGGGGTATCTTCTGTTAATGTTCGCCATTTCATCATCCATTCTACCTACTGCGTTGTTAAGAGAAGTTCGTCTAGCCTTAGCGTGTCTTCTCTCATTCCCTTGTTCTTTAGATGCGTCATACGCCTCTCTACCATATCTAGCGACATCGCCTACGCCTTGAACAAAGTTACCCATTCTTTCTTTTACGCCCGGAAATTTTTCTGCTAAAAAACGCCCTGCACCTGCAACTGCACCTGCACCTGCTTTCGCGGCACCTGCCATAGCAGGACCCGCTCTATCTATACCTCTACCCATAGCATCAGTAGCGCCGTAGTAAGCAGGTGACAGAACTTCTCTTCCAATGTTCTTCGCGCCTTGCATTAAACCACGAAGTCTTTGACCTGTTTGAGCATAGTCGCGACCTCTAGGTGATTGACCTGCGGCTTGCGCGCTTTCTATATTTTGGTTTGCTTGATTAACTCTTTGCGCGCCTAATACTTGTCTTGCTTGATTTTTGTTTTGAGCAGCGACTTGAACACCACCTACATTCATCGGAACAGCAGGTCGATAATTTGCATCGACGCCGTAAGGTTGTTGTGCTTCCATATTTTTCCGAATGATGTCGGGGTGAGAGTCGTCGCGTTCTGCGATAGCCTTGATAATTGGTTCCCAACCGCTGTCCTGTTGGTCAAGCATAACATAGTTAACATCGGAGAGGTTGCCTCCTTTTGCTAAGATATATTCTAATGTACCCGCATCTTCTCCATATTTAATCATACTACTATTCCAATCTAGTTCCCATTGTTCAACCATTTATTGCACCTCCGCAAGAAGTCTTGATGATGCTCACCACATCATGTGTAGTGTTAAAAGATTTCGCGACAACACTCCAATCTCCGAGTGACATCGCGACAGCCCTTACATCAACACTTGTCATACCAACTTTATCTGCGAGTTTTTCCATATCGTGCTTGTTTAGCGGGTCGTATTTGACTATCAACGAACCTCCTGCTTCATGAAGTTGCACCCTCTCCATGATATTTGCGATGATGCCCATAGGGTCATCGTTTGACATTTGTATACGCGGGTCAAACCCACTGAAACCACTAAAGCCACTAGCAGTAGGCGCGGCAAAGCCGCTATAACCTGCCGTCGCTGAACCACCGAGTGAAGCGAGCGGGTCTATCGCAGAAGGTCTTTGAGTTGTTTCAGCAGGCGGCTCAACAGTTAACTCTTCTTCCGGTGGTCGAACAGGTGGAGAATCTTCAAACTCGCTTACATCAAAAGTCCCGCTAGAAAGATGCGGCGGGAAAGAATCGTGTAAGTGGTCGTAGTCTGTATTGAATTTACCGCGCATCTCATGGTGTGAGTCAGCGTTACCTAAATCGGCTAAGTTGAGTTGTTTACCACCTTCTAAAGATGCAACTTCTTTGTAACCGTCCATCACACTACTTGGAGCCGCGGGGTAAGAATTTAGAGAATCCATGCTTATACCCATCTCTTCGGCTGTTTTTAGCATAGCCATTATTTCAATAGCCGCTTTGTTCCTACCTCTATCACCGCCTCGAACTAAAGGCGCGAAATGACTTTGATGCCTAGTGAATATATTTTTGACATCGGGGTTTTCTTTGATGCCTAAAATAGATTCCATGTTGTTCATGACAATCCTCAAACCTGTTTGCGAACCATCACTACCGCGACCATACATCAGTTGGTTAACAGGCGCGCGTGCCATTTTTCTTGCCGTGGGTTGGTCGTAACCCATACGGATAAATTTGTTCATGTTTTCTGTCGACATGTTACCCGAAGAAGAAGGGACGAAGAAATCGCTTGGTAATACTGAAATAATATCTGCGGGTTTTATTTGACCGTATGCGGCTGTCTGTGCATGAGCATCTGCGTAATGAGAGGGGAAAACTGTATTCTCTTTAGAAGTAGGGTCGCGCTCGTTTGAAGAGTATCTTCTTGTAACCCCTCCTGTAATTTGTTGAGGTTCTATAACATTCTGCTTAGCACCTATTGTACTTTTGTAACCTTTTTCTTTGTTAACATCATTCAACTCATTAGCCATGTGTAGCGCGGCAGATTCAAGATGCAAACCTAATGTTTGATGAGGTTTATTATTAGGATGATTATTAACTAACCTGCCTTCGTCATCCCTAACTTTTCTGTCACTAGAAGGGATTCTTCTTGATTGATGAGAACCATAATGATTACTCATATATTCGGGATGCAATTGATAACCTCTATCCCTAGGAAACGGTATTGGTAACTTTTGACTTAAATCCCCCGACTCGTCTTTCGTCGCGTTAAATCTTTTAGTTGCTTCATTCATATCTTCTTTAGCGTGTATCAAAGCCCTACCGAAATCTTTGACATACTCTCCGTTTCGACCTTGTTCCATTATCTCTTTAGCCATTATTTCAGCCGCTCTACTCATCGGCCACTTGGTTATGTGTTGAGCATCTAACTCTTCAAACGGATTACCTGTCATTGAATTGATGTAAAAATGTGATATTTTATCATGTGGGGAGTCTTCCGGTGGGAAAGACATTGGGTGCATAACACCATCAGCGTCGCGATAGTAGACGCCTTTACCTTTTATGATTAAGTCACTCATTTAATCAACTCACATCTCTAACGAAAATCATCACTTCTTTCCACTACTTTTGGTAACGGTCGCGGGCCACGGTCATCGCCTCGATACTCTCTTTTTTCAGCAGGTGTCATTCGTTGACGCTGTTCTTGTCGACCCTTGTACCTTTCCTGTTGTTTCTTTTTAGCGTCTGCTTGCATCTCTTTCAATTTCTCCGGTAAATCTTCAAGACCGCCGGGTCTGTAACTAGGATTGCGAGCATCATATTTATTTTTACCTTCAAATGTTTCTCCTTGTTTGTCGTGGTCAATAAGACGCCTTATATTCCCTCTAAGAGTTGGTTGCTCACTACCTGCTTGTTCATCAAATGTAGAGCCTTTTACTCCCTCTTCGTTGAACGGAGTTCGGTGCATAGCGCCATAACGATTATATTCGGGTTTGTCATAATTTAATTTAATATTTCTTCTCGCGACATTTTCTTGTCTAGGTAGAATGTTCATAGCCATACTTCTCAACCTCTCTTCTCGCTCATCTCCAAAAGGAGTGTTGGCGTCGATTGCCCTATCTGCAAAATTATCTCGTATCTCATCAAACATTCTTTCTTGTTCTTTGTTGCCTGCTTTTAAAAATATCCACCAATTCATGATATACCACCCCTTCTAACATATAAATCGTAACCGTGAGTACCCCATCGAGTTGCGTCATCATCGGGGTCAGTTTCAGTAGCACCTGTTGGGTTAGATGTCAATCCACCCGATGAATTAGGCGATGATTTACCGTCAACACCTTGCATAGACTTATCCTCTTTGCGCGTCAGTCTTCTAAGTAAATGATTCAATCTATCTACTAGATGTCTATACTCAATGCGGTCACGGGGTGATATTCCTACCTTTACTTTCTGTGCGCGCTTATGCAAGAACTCTTCGGATGCAAGTATAGCGTCTGTTGAACCAATACCACCCGCGGCCATGGCGGATGCACCGCCTCCGAGAGCGATGTCTTTGCTGTGTTCCGCGCCTCCCGGAGTTTGGGTAGTTCTTGGTTGTCTTATTGCTTTTGAGTGTGGTTTTTTTCTTTTAAGACCTTTTGGTGTACGGGCTATTCTTGCACTTTCTACTACTGTTGGTATTGGCGGCGTAACATCTTGAGTTGGTTGTGATTGACGCATAGCCTGTCTTTCATCTAGTCCTAATTTATCTCTAGGGTTTTGATAACTAGCCCTTGCTTGACTTCGGCCTGTCGATGTTGTTAATGTTATAGGAGCGGTCGGAGAAGGTCTTCTACTTCCCATCAAACCGAATGTTCTGTAAGGCGCTTGACCTGCTGTGGATATAGTCATTTGAGCCGGAGTTCTCACTTTACCTGCTTTCAAACGCTTTTTCTTACCACTTCTACTTGTTTTTAATTTTTCAGTAGTTACAGTTTTCTTACCGCGTTTACCTTTCTTAGCACGCCTTCTAGCCAATTGAGTTTCTACTGTCGTTGTTTTCTTCGGCTTTTCGTCGTCGAACTTAGGTTCACCACGCTTTTTACGAATCATGTCAAAAGCATCGTCAATAAACGATGTGGTAGAAAGTAGAATATTCATACCCCCTCCTTTTGGATTAGCACCGGCATTGGCTTCGTTTTGACCTACTTGACCGGACATTTGACCTGCTTCGGCCTGCCTTTTCATATCACTATCTTCTTCGTCTTCCTCATGCTTTTGAGGTACTTTGATTTTCATGTGTTGCAGACCTTGCATCATCTTAGCGCGTTTTTCTTGCTTTTCACGCTTTTTCGCATCGTGCTTTGCTCGCTCTTCGGAGTCTTCTCTACCTACGCTAGAATCTTCTTGTAATTCTTCCGCACTTTGTCGCGGATTAAAACGCAAACCTGCGGTACTTCCTTCGGGGCCACCAACCATCAAGCATCATCTCCTAGCAATTTTCCGCGCAGTCTAGCCCACACTTCGGGACTTTCCTTTGCTAATTCAACTTTGAGGATGTTTATAGTCTGTGCTGTCATATTTTCTGTAACATTACCCGCGGCTCTTTCTTGAACCCTCATCATATCTTTGATTGATTCGCGTACTTCTTTGTGAAGCGTTACAATGTTGCGAACATATTGAGGGTCATTGCGGTCAGCGTCGTCTAAGAAATGACTTAATTCGCCGTTGATTCGCGAAAGATTGTCACGAAGGCTTTGCATTTCATTACCCGCCTCGACAAGAATGATGTCCGCCGCGGCTTTTTGCACAACAGGTTTTAGATGATGTTTGATATGGTGATAAACATTAGATTCGGGTATCTGTAAATCGTCTGCTATCTGTTGACTTGTCATGGAACCGTTGAAGTAAGCCATTTCCAAATTCTCTCTTTTAGAAGATACGCAAAAACCACACTCACTATTGCTGCCCATGTGATATTCACCCATGTGATTACGAAAATGTCTGTCAGCAGTACCTTCGCGCCATCCTTTTTGTTTATCCAAATCTTTTGGCGTAATTATTCCAAGAGTTAGCATTTCTTCTAAACCATCGCGGTCGGAGTCTTGACAAAATTTACAAGATGCACGAACAATACGCTCCGCCATAGCAAAGACCAAGTAGTGTTAGCAAAAGAGTCTTTCTATGAGAAAGAAACTTCATCGCGCTCCAAAAGTGGCAGGCGTGCCTGTATCTATAGCAACGGCAAAAAGTCTTTCGCGAGCCGCGGCGGACATGTTAATGAATAAACGCGCCACTTTGACAGAAAGAGAGCGTCGATACAATATTTGTTTAAAATGCCCCGAAAGAAACCACGATAGATGCACTCTTTGCGGTTGTTTTGTCAAAACTAAAACCATTTTAAAAAATAGTAAATGCCCAATAGGTAAATGGTCAACCTTGATTAGCGAGTCTTCGATAGACGATACCGGCACCGCTGAAAGTAATGAATAGCGCGCCTATAATCCAACTTAATTCAGTAGAAGACATTTTAGGACCGGAAAAAACCAGTATTAAGAAACACCCTAGCGTCAAACTGATAACTTGTACCATAATCATGTCAACGATAACTGACTTTTTCAAGTTAGTCATATCGCTCATCGCGGTATAGAAAGAGTCTATACTACCCATATTAACGACCGCCTGCTAATCCACGCACCAACGAACCAAGACCGCCACCAACATTTTGCATCATGCCGGGGTCTGCCATAGCATCATTCAGCATGCCTTGCATAACTCCTTGATTAGCGAGTTGAACCATCTGTTGAAATTGCATTGTTTTCTGCTGAACATTGTTCGAGGCTTTGTTAAGAAGTTGAGTTTGGGACATTGTGACGCTGTCGACAGTGGGTAATCCTTGCACTCCGCTGAAATCAAATTTATACCCATCACCATCTTCTACCAAACGCGCATTAGCGAGCATTGTATTAACTGATACCGCGACAAGACTACTCAAAAGTGAAACAACCATACCCATATTCTCTCCATTATTATCGGAAAGCCATTTGTCAATCATAGGATTGGTCGTTATCATGGCTGATAATATTTCCATTTCACTTGGAGGTGCTTGATATTGGAAACCATATTGTTGTTGACCGCCGAATTGTTGGTTTTGCATGGGGACTTGTTGCTGCCCTCCCCCTAATCCAAGATTCATTGCACCTGTTTGTGCGGGTTGTTGAGGGTTGCTAAAAGGCCACACCATAATACCACCTCATACGCTCCCATCATTTGATTGTGTCGGTAAAGGTAAAGGTTGAGATTGAACCGCGTTTTGCTGTAATTGATGCATAGCCAGTGCGTCAAAAAGCATTCTTGAGTTGTTACCTGCTTGAAATTGACGCATATCGAACACTATCATGACTAAATCGTTGGTTCCTGTTGCGGAATTAGCAAAATGAGTGACGGGTATGTTGTCTTTTTTCAACATCTCAAAGAATGGTTCGTATTTTATAAGTGTAGGTGGTGTATTATCCTTCCTTTTGAGGCTACTTATTGGTACTGCTACCGTAGATACCCCTTTTTTTAGTTTAGCCCTCAATGTGCCTGTATTGGCCTCTTCTTCCTTTTCTTCTTCTTTCTCCCATTTTATCAGCAAATGATACAAATGTAGATGTTCCGGGCAGTATGTACCACGCATTTTACGCCCACTTGTAACATTTTCACGCGCTACGAAGGCTTCTACCTCTCCTGTAACGGGATTTTTGAAGTAAATATCCCATAAAGATTGCCCTGTTTCTTCATCTATTATCTGTTCGTAGATATTTCCGGCCATTCTAAGTAGATAATCTATGTCTGCACCGTCTATAACGCACCTCATAGTGTTAGTATTATACCTATATTTACCCCCAAAAAGCCATCTTCTAGGCGAAAAAATGCTTCTTTTTGTCGGTTTTAGCAGTTTATACGCCTGTTTTATGTCTTTTCTACGCGCTTTTTTGGGATTTGGGTGCCTTGAAGGGTAAAAATTGACTTGTGGCACCTCAATATGACTCTTTACATCACTCATAGCGTTCTGTGCTATGGCTTGTTGCTGCATTTGAGCATAACTCATCTGTGTTTGAGAGGCTAATCGTAATAATTCATTTTGCTGTGTATTTCCTAACATTTTTTCACCAAGTTAACATCTCTATCATTGTTTTTTCAACATTCCAACCTATTTTAGTCGCCATCATACTAACACGACACGGAATACCTGCCTTTTGCAGTCTTCGCATGGCAGGTCTGTGGGTATCAAATATATTATGCTCTCGCAGTCTGTTAGATTGCCATAACATATTGGCTTTATCGTCCCACCATTCATCTGCTTTATTCGCTACAAGCCATATTTGCTTAGGAGCATAGCGTTTCCCACGCATTCTTGAGTACAATGAACGATATTTCCATCTTTTTTCTATCAAAGCGTCTACTAAAAACTCAAATCCGCCGATAGCGTCTATAACATCAGC